CAATAAAGCATTTGCTTGATTTGAGAAGTGAGCGATCTTCTCACGCAAAGATTGGATATTTGCATCCATGGTTAGTTCCTTTCAAAAAACTATATCTAGTAACCGACTAGGGCGATTTTGTTGCGCGAGAACGCTTACAAAATTTGTAGCAATTTCAGTCTGTTTTCGTTTGACTGAAACGCAGTATTCTCAATCACAGGATCAGCGATGTTTTCAACTACTTCCTGCTTTTCTTCAATCTTTGGAGCCTTTGAATATGCAGAAAGGTTCCATGTATTTTTTACCGATGCAGTGCCAGCGATTCGATCAATAAAGCCATGTTCCAATGCTTCACTAGCCGTCATCCAAGTTTCATCTTCCATCATTGCAGAAATTTCTTCAGCGCTTTTTCCTGTCTTTGTCGTGTAATCCTCAACAATAGACATTTCTAACTTTTCCAGAAAATCAGCCGTTTTTCTCAAGTCCGACTTATCACCAAAAGCCATCCCAAAAGCATTGTGAATCATGAAGTGAGCGCCATTCGCCATTTCTACTTCGTTACAAGCTAATGCAATCGAGGTTCCAGCAGATGCGCATAAGCTGCCAATATGCGCAACTGTCTTGGCTTTCACATTTCGGATTACGTCCATTATTTCGCGGCTTTCAAACACAGAGCCGCCCGGAGTATTAATGTTGAAAATGATTGTTTCAGCATCGCCAGCCCTAGATATGGCATCGCGCAAGTCCATTGCGTTGATTCCATAATCTTGCTCGACTATTCCCTGCAAATAAATCGTAACGGTATTGCTATCAACAGCCAAATTCATGACCGAAGTTTTCTCGATTTTATTTGACAAGTACAGCTTCAAAATGTCATTCATTCTATTACCTCATTATTTCCGCGCTGCGCTCTAAAAACATCATCACCACCATCAATAGGGGGCAACCGCTTAACTCTACGAACTTCATTTACACTCATCCAGCCATCACCGGAACCGGGGCCACCGATTGAGTCTCTAAAGTATTTCGCTTGTGCTGCGCTGTCGCCTTCGATCAGTGCATCACGGTAGAACTCGATAAACTTGCCAGAATCACGCGGGAATAGTTTCCTGTTTAATTCTTGCTCAATCTTTTTCAACCAAGGCTGCAACGTGTATTGCATGAAGTTGCGCCCTTGCTCTTCGTAACCAGCACCGACACCAGACGCGCCCGAAGTCTCACCAACCATGTGCGGAGGAACCCCAAAGGCACGGCAAATATCGACTACATTGTATTTTTGCCCCTCGATCAATTGAGAATCGGCAACGGACATGCTGATTTTTTCAGCTTTCAAGCCTTGCGTTAAGACTAGCGGCAATTTATGAGCGTTTGACCCTGAATACTTATTCACGAAAGCAGCTTGCAAGCCTTCCACTTGATCGGGGTTCATTTTCCCCGGTGAACTTAGGATCATTGACGGATGAGCACCACCTTCAAAATACTTACCAGCGTATTCAGTCATGGCAATAGAATTGCCAATTGAACCACGCGCACCATACTGGATAACCGACATTGAACGCAAATTCACGTCATCAAAGCCAAGACCAGCGAAATGCAGAATATCCGAAGGATCGAACCAAGTTGAAATGTTATGTTCAGGAATATTGACGTAATAACGAACCTCGTTATTTATGCGCATAGGCGAAACACAGCCCCACGGCAATGGCAATAGCTCTCTAAACGCACCATTTAACGATCTTCGGATCAAAACGAAAGAATCGCCCCTGAGAAGCTGCCCCATAGAGACAAATTCCCAAAAAGACGCAGATGTGTAATTTTCTGAAGGTTGTTCGTTGAGTTTATACCACAAATCATCCCGTGGTAACTTTTCTGGTATATCATCACCGTCACGACGATAAATATTCAAGGGGAGAGAAATGATTGCACCGCTAATTTTGCCTACACAAGCAGCAACAGCAGAAACTCGCATGGCAGTAGTGGCATTTAAGCGACATCAGCGTTACAGCATTAAACAATGCCATCAATGGATCAATTTTAGCACTTCCTGATGTTTGCTTGGTAATTATAACAGCATTTCCTCGTGGTTCAACTTTTGCATTGCTTACACACCATCGCATTAGCGGCTGATCTGCGATAAATAGCGCTTTTTCTGCCAATTTGCGCTCAGTCGTCTTGATTGCGCCAGTCATTTTCCAGCCTTGCGATATGCCGATAATACATTCTTCTGGCACATCAGCATCTACAATCGCCTCAACAATCATTCCAAGACCTGACGGATCACACCCGATTTTATCAAGCAACCCAGACTCATAAACCTGCGAACAAATCTCAGCAACTTGCACAACGTCATCGCCGATATTCTCAACCAAGATCAAATCGCCATCATTAGCAAAATCTGTTAGTCGTGCTGCAATGTCTTTCCTTCGTTCAAATACGCTAGGATGCGCCCAAGCTCGTGACCATGATAGCCATTCACCATCTGGAGTGCGCCCCACAGCAGACAATCCTAACAAGTCATCAAGACCACCGCCATCGATACCCAAATCTATTACTTCACATAATTCTATTAACTTTTCCAGCGTTATACCAGATTTTTCCTGTTTTTGCCAATAATCTGCACCTGCCCAACGATCTGAGCGCAAATTCATGCCTATTTCGACGTTAGCGTGCTTAGCCATGAACCCACGAAACGAGTTTGCACCAGCTTGTTCTGCCTTTTTATATTCGCGCTCAAGGAACATTTGGTCAACCGAATACCCGATATTCGGGTTCGTCATCCACATATTCTCAAGTTTCAGACATTCGCCATTTGCAACCATGTCGTCAGGATGCTCAAAGATTACAGGAAGAAACGCATTATCTACGATCTTCCCATCACGAACATCACGGGCATATTGCAATTTCTGCTTAAATACCCCTGTTGGCGGCTCATCAGATTGAGTAGTCAGGTAAATGATAAAACCTTCTGGCCTTGACGCAAGACCGCCAAACGCCTCACGAAACATATTTTCAGCAGATGATACCTTGCCAAACAAATGAAGCTCATCAACTAGAACACCGACCGCCTTTAACCCACCAACAGTATTACTATCGGCAGCCAGAACTTTCAATGTCGCATTGCTTTCTCTATGCGTGATTGTTTTGATATGCCCTTGTACCTGCATCATCGCGTCAAGATCATCATCCTTTGTCACCATGTCACGAGCTGGAGCGAATGAGTTAGTCGCAACCTCAACAGTCGGGCTTAAAATAGCAAATTGCGCAGACTGCCGCCAATTCCTAACCAATGCCGTAAGCATGATTGCACCTGCTACGGTGCTTTTTGAATTTTTCTTACTTACAAGAACGAAGACTTCTTTTATAAGCCTGCGCCCCGTGCTTGCATCGTATGACCCAAATATGGAAGCGGCAAGATCAAACACCCAAGGAGCGCAAGCCTCGCCAATGGTAGGGCTTCCGGGGGCATCTACGATCCTAAATTCACGCATCACGTTTAAAGCTGCTTCTGCCTCATCGGGGAATATAGGCGGAGGAATAATGCTCTTCCCCGTTCTAATGCGGTCAGCCCAATCTAAGCAAGCAGTAGAGTATTCAGGAATCATTAGTGCGCTTTATGAATTGGTGGAGGCGGTGGTGAAGTGTATTTGCCAGATACCTTTTTGGCTTCCTCTTGTCTTGTCTCCTTAATGCCTTTTTCGCCAGCCTTAGAATGAACAAAAGGAGCCGCTGCAATCGCCATCCGATCACGCCTCATATCATCTGAATTTTCATCGTTCATTACGTCAAGCATGTGTTCAAGTGGAGTTTTGCGCTTAACTATTTTCTGCTCTTTAGATTCATCACCAGAAGCAATCTGCTGCTGTCTTTCTTTCACTATCTTGGCAACAACTTCCTTCTTTCCAGTACCCTTTGGCCTTCCTGCCCCATCTCTAAACCCGCCTCTACCCATGATTAACACCTTTGATTAACGTTTGAATAGCTTTGATTATACATAAATCAAAAATCTAAGTAATCATACAGCCTTTTTTTTGTCTGCGTGAG